CTCTAACCAACTGAGTTACGAGAGAAACGGGTATGGGGTCGCGCAACCAAGGATCGAACTCGGGACAATTGGAGTTTAGCAACTAAACGAATAGTTATAATAATTTAATCAAATTACAATCCAATGCTCTACCAACTGAGCTATCGCACGGTGATGCCGGCAGGATTTGAACCTGCGCCCTTTCGGACCAGAGCCTTAATCTGGCGCCTTAGACCACTCGGCCACGGCATCGTATACAAGCTATTGCTAGGATTTGAACCTAGGTGATTGGATTCAAAGTCCAAGATACTAACCACTATATGACAATAGCTCCCCTAAAATATAATGTATGTATTCTTTAAGTATGACAGTTATACCACAATCAATACTCGTAATATCTATAATTTTACTATTTATAGTTTTACTAACAATGAAAAAACATCAGGCGAGTTCCGTAAATGGTCAAACTGTGTGGTCATATTGGGATTCACCGCACCAACCACTTATAATAAAAAAGTGTATAGAAAATTGGCAGAGTGTTGGTGGTTTTAGAGATATACGTGTTTTAAATAAGAGTACGGTTAGCAATTGGATTCCACAATCGCAATTGAACTATTTCACTAAAATAACAAGTAACGAAGCAAATAAATCCGATTTAATACGATTTTATTTATTGAAAAATTTTGGTGGTATATGGATAGATGCATCCATATTTTTTAATAAAAATGCGTTTTCTTGGTTACCACAAGATAATAAAGTTTTTTGCTTTAAAGCCGATAGATTCTCTAAAGAAGGAATTACGTGTTTAGAAAACTTTTTAATAAAATCACAAAAAAATGATCCTTTAATTATCGATTGGTTTAATCAATGTATTGAAGATTTTACGGATACCAAATACAAAGAAACTAACAAAAAGTATAGAGACATAATAGGAAAAAATGGCGATTATCTTGTTCCTTACGTATCGAGTATGAAACTTAATTTATATAAGTACCCAAATCTCATAACACAAAGTGCAGAAAAAGGACCGTATAAAGATACAATCGAACACAATTGGGACGCTGATAAAATATGCAAAAATATAACGTATAGTGAAAATTTAGTTAAATTGTATAACCAAACGCGTGATAAATGTTCGGAAGATATTATTCCATTACAACCAAAAGAATTAGTAACACCTCGTGTTATTGTTCAAACGTATCACGTAAAATCAAAAATACCGACTTACGTTTACCAAAATATTAAAAAATATGCACCAGATTATAAACACGTTATTTATGATGATGCAGAAGCGTATACTTTCATTGAAAAATATTTCGGTATTGAAACTGCTTCAAAATTTTTATCTTTAAGACAGGGTCCTCATAAAGCCGATTTGTTTAGATACTGTTATTTATACCAATTTGGTGGTATTTATCTCGATATAAAAACAGAACTTATTAAACCAGTCTCCGAAATATTTACTAACGATTATTTATACTCGGTACTATCAATAATCAATAATTCCATATATAACGGTATAATAGCAACACCACCAAAAGATCCAGTTTTCTTAGATTTAATACAATTCATGATCAAACAAGATAATAACCCTCATTACTTATACAATTGTGTTGAAATGTATAACATTTTGAAAAAACGTTCGGGTTCTAAACTGCAACAAGGGTATAATTCCGGAAATACATACTTATTTGAAGAAGTGTGTACAGAAAGAGAAAGTTTACAAAGACACGGAAATAAATCAAATAAATATAAATACAAATATCATCCACAATGTAAAAATGGTAACGATAAGTATGGTTTATGTTGTTACATTTATGATAAAGGAGACTATATCATAAAAGGGAGATATTCAGATTTTCCATGGAAATAAATTTAAGACCAAGGTATATCCTGTGGACGATAGCGACACCCAATTTTTAAAAAGTCAACAAACTGTTTAAATTCTGGTTCAGTTATATCTGTATTTTCCATAGAATCGAGTACTGTACCCACAAATACATTATATTTTTGATGTGGTCCGTTATGCGTTACCCTATTTTCACGCAAGTTACCGATTTCACGTGGTAACATAATTATATTCTCACTCGCGTGGATATCATACTTAACTTTTTCAATAATCGGGTGACTTTTGAACTCTTTTGGTATGACGTGATGGTCCTCTACATTACGAACGTTCCATCTAAGTTTGAACGTGCGTCTGAGTAATGAACCGTATCGCATACTATAGTTTTGAAATACTTCTACACCGAGACGCATCATTGAATCTTCCAATTCATCAACTTCCTGCCATGCCGCGAAACACTCTTCTGATGTTCCTGAAACGTAACACTTTTCATCTGCCTCGTCGAGTGCTTCTGCAAACCTGAACTGAAGACGCGGGTTATCAAATGTTTGAAAAGCGATATTTACCTTTTTACTATATGTACCTTCAAGAATATTCTTACGTATTTGATTACGTTTATTTTCGGGTGACGGGGGAATAGAAGAAACTCTGATCATTTACTTTTTAACGTGATATACCTTTATACACGTTAAAAAGTAGGTGTGATCCCAGCGGGGGTCGAACCCGCGGCCTCGGCGTTGCATTTGTGTCATTAAAGTCACTTAGGTATACTTAGTAGTGTATAAGCACCGCGCTCTAACCAACTGAGCTATAGGATCATATTCACATATCAACCATAAACTTTAAACCAAATACAACTTTTACTAATCGTAAAACGTATTCCTTGTATTCAATCATTCGTACTCTTTTATTACCTCTTACCTTTATGTTGTTTTGCAGTCGAATGAGACTGTAAATCACTTTGTGATAATTCCATGCTCATTTTTCTACCCGTCTCTATATCGGGTGTGTTTGCCCTTGATTTAGCTAACCATTTGACAATTTTGTGTTTACCATATTCACTATCGGTACTACCACCAAGGTTTGTTCCTATAACGTTTAACCCATTACACACGTCAGGTTTATTTTCTTTATCTGGAAATGTCATGTTAAACGCATCTATAGAATTTGATGGAATATCTGGTGAATCATCTAAAAGACGATCGTACTCTTGTCTACACTTCGTCACAAATACATTAACTTCACCTCTATGTTCGGTTTCTAGTGATAATTCCATCTCAATGTTTCTGTAAAATTTAGACCATTGAACACACATTGATGAATGTGTTTCCATCATTTTCGTACTATTATTAAATTTAGAAACTGATGTAAGTATACCCGCGAGTACGTTTAAAAACGCAAAAAAATATTGAACCGCTATTATTTGCTGTTTTTTTGAATCTGACATGGTTTGATCATTCGGACTTAAAACTGCAAAGCCACCAACACCTGTGATACTCGATATGATTATACATGGGTACGATAACCAATCATTTTGTTTCTTATAAAACATACGTGAATAATTATGGAGCCATCGGTACCCGGCAGCTTTTTCGGCCCATCCGATAAGGAGTTTTTCTTGTTTTGGACACCAGTGATGTTGTTCTGGTGTATTACCTCCCATTACTCTTTCTTAGAAAATAAATAAGCATATTCTCGTGCCTGTGTATCAACACGCTCGTTGTTTACGTTTCCGTTATGCGCCTTTACCCATTTAATATCGACTATTTCAAATTTACGCATTAACTCAACCATTTTTACCCATTCGTCTTTATTTTTTACGTCACCACCTTTTGATGTTTTCCAACCGTTACGTTCCCAATTTTTAGACCATTCCGTTAGACCCATGCGTACGTAATTACTATCGGTAAAAATACGAACGGTCATGTGTCCCAATTCTATACACTTTTCTAGAACTTTTATTATTGCAGTCATTTCCATAACGTTATTCGTAGATATCTCTTTACCACCTTTATCTTCAATTTTAGGGTCCGTGTTTATGAGATACGCCCACCCACCGGGTCCGGGATTACCCAAACAACTTCCGTCCGTGTACGCTTCGATCATTTATTATATACACAGGTTTAAACTTTATACTTCAACAACGTTTTCTCGTTTATATGGGAACCAATAATAATAACATTTAACAACCGGATTAAACAGTATACATGGGCCAAACACAGTTCCAAAAAATATTAAGAATATATAAACACTTTCCATTTATAGAAAAAAAGACTTAAAATTTTAAGTATTTATAATATAAAACATGTTCCATCAAGATTGGGATGAAGTTACCATACACGGTAAAAGTGTTACTAAAGAAAAAGAAAAGGAAAAATACGTCAAGTTCATGGGTCAAGAGATAAAATTACCTAAACGGAGTCAATATTCGGGTAAATCGCCGGAACAAAAACTTGACGAAACTGAGTTAGGAACGCACAAAAGGGTCAGTAAAGAAACGGGTTTAACAATTCAACGAGCACGTGTCACAAAACAGTATACACAAAAAGATCTTGCTAATCTCATAAACGTATCGTCAGATATAATTTCGTCATACGAATTGGGTAAATCAATTCCGGACCCTAAAATCATACAAAAACTGCGTCGTGTTTTGGGCGTTAAACTCTAATGATTAACAATATGAATGATACATTAGGTAAAAAAATTCAAATGCTACGTATAAAAAGAAGTCATACACAAGTTGAACTTGCACATAGAATAGGTGAAACTTTAGATACTATAAACAAAATCGAATCAGAAAAAACCGAACCAAATTGGTACGTACTCGAAAAAATACAAAAGTATTTTAAGGTTAAACTTTAAAAATTGTTCTAAATTTTAAAATCTAAATTTTATTTGTATATATTTTTTAAATTTTATTTATTTGCTAGTAAACGTTTAATATACGATTAGTTGGAGAACGCGAGACCGCCCATACCGGATTGCACGCGGAGAACGTTGTAGTTGACCGCGAACATGTCGAGGGATGGTGTAGTCATAGACGCTGTGGCGTGTGTCAAATCCTTAAGTTGGACCGCAACTTGCGCGTTGTCAATTCTGGAGAAGTTGCAAGTACCCGTTGGTTGATGCTCTTCTGGCTTAAGCGCAAAGGAGTACGAGTAGATCCCTGGCATTGGCGAACCGGAGTGGTGTTGGTATGGTTGCACTTGGTTGAAGTACTTACCGGTTTGTTCCTTGAATCTGTCTTGACCGTTGAGGACCAACTTGAGAGTTTTCAATGGACCTCTGAAGAAACCGTCCGCAATAGCATCTTCAGACCAGGCTTCAATCTGACCACCGGTGGAGCCAACGCTGACCATTGGTCTACCAATGTTACCGGCTGGGGTCGCGAATTCCTTTGCCGCACCAACATCAAGAGATGTCGTCATCATAACATCAGCGGCACCACAGTTGGAAGTAAAGTTCCACAATTTTGGATCAGTCACCGCGGTTGGGGCACCACCGTTAACACACCAGACCAATTCCTTGACTGGGTGGTTGTACGACAATCTGACTTGCTTGGTCGCACCGGCAGTGACCGAATCGGAGCCAGTGTGTTGCACTTGCTCGATCAAGTATTCGTGACCCTTTTGCGCGAATCGTCTACGCTCTTCCGTGTCGAGGTAGACGTAATTACCCCAAACCTTGAAGGAAGACGTAAAGTTGGTACCGTAATCGGACGCCAAGTCAAAGTCAAGTCTGACTTCGTGGTATTGCAAGGCAATCAATGGCAAAGCCAATCCTGGGTTTCTGTTGAAGAAGAAGATGAGTGGCAAAAAGACTTGGACACCGTTAGTTGTATCCGCGACTTG